TCAGAGCTCGAGCAGTTTCTCGATCATGCTGGGCACGTCCTGGCCGTCGGACTTGATCCATTTGCCGTAGCGGCGCTGGATCATGTTGATGGTGGAGTGGCCGACATGGTTCGAGATCCAGTGCAGCGGCACCACGCCCAGCGATAGCATCTGGCTGATGAAGGTGTGCCGGCACTGGTTCGGGCTGCGATATCTCACCCCGGCCTTCTCCAGGTGGGTCTTCCAGAAGCGTTGCCGGATCGCGTTCTCGTAGAACGGTTTGCCGCTCTGGGAATTCAGGAACACCAGCCGAAGCTTCTCCTTGCGCACGGTGCGGTTGTCACGATCGACGATCTCGTAGGGCTGCGCCGGAAGTTTGCCGGTCAGCGCGTACTGCTCCTGGAGCGCTTCCCGCGCCGGTTTCAGCAGGTGGTGGACTCGCGTCGATCGCTTGGTCTTCGTCACCTTGAATCGTCCGCGCACCACTGCGCGCCGGTACCGAATGATGCCTTTCTCGACATCAAGCACGTCTTCCCATGCCAGGGCCTGGGCTTCGGAGATCCTGGGGCCGTCGTAGAGCGCGAACTGGATCAGGTTGAGCTCCTGAACGCGCTTCGTCGGCGTGGTGAGTATCTTGTCGATCTCGCTCCGGCTGAACGGGTCAGGATCCTCGTCGTCCGGCAGGCGGATGGTGATGCCCAGCGTCGGATCGAAGGCCTTCTTGTTGCGTGTGGCGTAGAGCCGGAAGGTCTGCCGCATGATGCTGACGATCTCCTTGATCGTCTTGTTCGACAGGTGCTTCGCCAGGTCTTTCTGGATCCAGTCCTGGAGCTCGATGTGGTCGATCGCATCGGCTTGTTCGCCGCCCCAGCGCGGGCGCACGTGCGTCTCGGCCTTCGACTTGATACCTCGAAAGCTGGAGTAGGCGAGCTCGTTCTCCTTGATGGCCAGCCACAGGTCCAGGTAGTAGCCGAACCGGCTCTCGTGAAGGCGCTTCGATTCCGGGAAGTGGCGGGCATAGTCGAAGGTGCCTGCCTCGATCTCGTAGTTGATGATGGTCGCCAGCCGTCGGGCGTGCTCGATGTTGCGCTCCGTCGCCGAGCCCGGGAGCGGCTCGCGGCAGAGATCTCCCTGCCACCGGAAGTAGACGCGCACGGTGTTGCCGCGTACCTCGACGCCGTCTGCCATGATGTGCCTCCTTGGTACTGTACTCTTATACAGTCTAAGGCAATCTTAGAGAGCTTGGCAGGGGTGGAAGCACGGTGGATTTCTTTCTTATACCGTTATTTATGGAGGCGAGTTGAGCCGCCCAGAGGGGCGGTGTGGCTAGTTCTTGTCTTGGTGCCTGGATTGCCAGCGAGAGAAGCGGTTATAGATCTTCAGAAAGGTTTCGGCGGCTTGTGGGTTGGTGTCCAGCTCTGACCAGGTGCGCACGCCACATGCCTGACAGAGCCAATCGCGTGCCTGCAGGCCGTCATGGGTTCCATCCTGGCATTCCCTTTCAGACTTGCCGAATTTCTGTCGCTGACGTTGATCCAGGTAAAGAGGGAAGGCGTACCCTCGACACATCTCGGCAGCTAGGGCGGCGACACTATCTTCTGGCCGGACATTCGTGGACGAGACGGATTTCATCTCGCTTTCTTCTTCCTGGATGGGTGCCCCGAGAAGCCGCTCGAAAACAGGTCGCACTGATGGGTGAGCGAGCGCGCTGTCCGGGGAAACCTTGTATGGATCGCGGTGCATGCTGCCCTCCATGGCTATCATGATCCACTATGGTGTGAGGTTGCTTCTATCATCAGCCTGATTATTACAGTGGGCTGAGAAATATTTCTAGTTATGCTTGTAATTGGTTGAGGTTCCTCTCCAGCTCGGCTTTGGCTTCAAGAGCTGATACTGCCTTCCACTTCCAGTAACCACCGCGATCTAGCGCTTCCACCTGCTGGTTATCGAGGCAGTGAAAGAAATAGCCAATATCATTTATCAGAGAGAGCATTTCTGACTCAGGAACCAGGTGAAACTCATTGTTTATCCGGGCAACAACGTACGGAATATCAACGTTTCCTGATTCTTCGCGCAATGCTAGGCAATAGTCTGCAATGTACATCTTGGCTAGGCGTAAGCGCTGACCTTCGATTTTTCCCCACATGTCTGCTCACCTCATTCCAGATTGCTTTTCCCCTGCTGCTCGGTAGCTGACAGGGCACGGCACTATCCCTTCTGCCTAGCGCCGAGATTTCAGAGTGGCAACGTTTCTCTGAACTCGCCAGCGGCCATAGCGCCGGCGGATGCTCTGGAAGGTGTTGGCAGCCTGTCGATCGTGATCCAGCTCTGCTCGACTCTCAATCCCGCAAGCGGCGCAGAGCCAGTCCCGGGCATCCTGCTCATCGTGAGTGCCGTCGGGCAGCTGGCTCTCGGTGAGGGCGAACTTGTGGCGCCGGCGGCGATCCAGGTAGAGGCGGAAACGTTCATCTCTGCACAGCATGGCGGCTTGGCGGGCCAGCGGCCCGCCTTTGGTTGGCTTATCGGACATGGCGGCCCCTCCGTTCCCTCAGCCCCTGGCACTCGATGCAGGTGGTCGCCCAGGGCGCGGCCTTTCGGCGAGCGGCAGGGATTTCGTAGCCGCAGTCGTCGCATTCCTCGGCGTCGGCGACCGCATGCAGGGCGGGGCGGTTGGCCAGGGCCGCTTCCTGGCGGCGTTCCATTATCTCGGCGGCTACGTCGGCACTATCAGCCATCGTTCAGTCCTCTTCCTTGTGGGTTTCGAGCAGCCAGAAGCGCTGCATCAGGCGGTCGCCGTCGTCCAGGTACTCGTGAAGCTCGCGGCCGGAGTAGGTGGCCCACTCGATGACGACCAGGGCAGCGTCCTGCAGGTCGCGGTCAATCACGCGTAGGCGCGTGAGCTCGAGCGGCCACTCGGGGCCGTTGTAGACGGCCAGCAACAGGCGCCGGCAGTGGTGGCTCTGGCCGCTGTCGCCCTGGGCGACCTGGGCCAGTCGGTTCAGCGCCGTGGGGCCTAGCTTCTCGATCCGGGCCAGGCGCCGCTCGGCGTCGGCCTCGGCGGCGTGCATGGCTTCAAGGGCCTGGCGATTGCGCTCGCTCAGGCGCTGGCTGAGGTTGGGCATAGTCATGAGGCGCTCCTTGCGTGGTGGGGTTGTGTCACTGCCCGGCGGGCGTGGTGCGCGGGCAGGTGGTCGATGGTGATGCCGAGTCTGTCGGCCACGTGGTCGAGGCCGGCATCGGTGAGTTCGGTGCGGCCGTAGTGGGTCCAGCCGCAGATGGGGTGCCAGTAGACGCCGGTGGCCACCAGCACCAGGCGGGTGTTGCCGCGTCTGTTGCGTCGATATGGCCCGGCGGGCAGGTTGTCGTTGCCCAGCACACCGGCCTCGCGCAGCCGGCGGGCGAGGGTGTTTCGGTCGAGGTTGAGCAGGCTGGCGGCCTGGTCGAGGGTGTAGGTGCGGTGGCGCATGGCGATCTCCTCCCTGGTCAGGCCTGGAACACCCAGCACTTCACGCTGGCGTTACCCAGGCGGATCTGGCTGCGGACGGTGCGGTTGGCGTCGACGAACTTCCGGGTCTTGCTGGACTTGAGGTAGCGCTTGAGCTCGCGTACCTCGGGGATGCGCAGCTTGTAGTCGGCGCAGCGGCGCTCGAAGTCTTTGAGGTTGATGGCCACCAGGTCGCTGTTCTTGCCGTAGTGGTTGAGCAGCGGCTCCTCGGAGAGCCCCTCGAGGTACTCGACGGCCTCCCAGAACTCGGCGACCAGCGGGTGATCGGCATTGATGGACTGCTGACGCTCCCGTCCCATCTCCCGAACGTGGCCGCAGGCCATGTCGATCGTCTGGGCGTCGAACAAGCCCAGCCCCTCGGGGCCGAGGCACTCCACCAGGGCCATCAGCTGGCCGTGGCACTTGGCGATGCGCAGCACCTTGATATCGGGGTCTTCGGCGAGGCGCTCGGCGTATTCCCGGGCGCGCCGGGTGATCAGTTCGAGCAGCTCGGCCTCGCGCTTGGCCACGTCCAGGGCGAACTGGCTGACATGCTCGAGCTCGGCCTTCTCCAGGGCCTCGGCCAGTTCCTTGGTCTGGCGGGTCTGGCCTTCGCGGGTGAAGTGCAGATGGCAGATGCGGGTCTGGATCGCCTCGCCGGCCTGGACGGCGGCGTTCTGGCTGATCACGATGCTGCCGCGGAAGGGCGGCTCGTAGGTGTCGTTGCCGCCGTTCTTCACGCCGCGGGCGCGGATCGAGCGGCCGTTGAAGGCGGTCTTGAGCTCGTCCCAGTCGAACTGCTTCTGCTTGGCGCCTCCTTCCTGCTCGCGATCGGACTCGATCAGCACCACCGGCAGGTTGGCCACCTGGGCGAAATTGCGAGCGCGGGCCGGCATGGTCGCCTTGCTGGGGTCGAAGCCCTCGTAGTCGCGGCGGCCGACCAGCTTCCAGAGGAATTCGATCAGCGTGGACTTGCCGGCGCCGGCCTCGCCGACGATCTCCAGAAACGGGAAGCTGCCCATGGCACCGCGGATCTGCTCGGCGAGCAGGCTGCCCAGCCAGTAGGCGGTGGCCACCACGCCCTTGGCGCCGAAGGCGCCGAGCAGCTGGCGGGTCCAGTCGGTGCGGTAGGCCTCGCGGTCGGGGTTCAGGTGCAGGGCGACCGACTGGCTCAGGGTCTTGAGGTGCTTGCTCGGTGAGAGCGGGAAGTAGTCCTCGGCGTTGATCGGCACGACCTTGCCACCGGCCACGGCGAGATCGCCGAACACATAGGCCCCGTGCTCCTTGCTGTAGCCGATGTAGTCGATCGTCTCGACCGTCTTGATGTTGCCGATCTGGTCCTGGAGCAGGGTGTCGAGCTGCTGGCTGGTTCCTGTCCACACCGCGCCCGGGGCCACGCCCAGCAGGCGCTTCTTGTACTCGGAGGCCGAGGCCAGCTGCCCGCCGCTGAAGGTGTTCTTCACCGCCGGCCGGCCGTCCGGGAACTCGATGCGGTAGTAGTACCAGCTCTCGTCGGTGACGGCGTTGGCCTGGTAGTAGAGCGCCGTGGGGAAGCAGGTGCAGATGCGCTTCACGCTGCCGGCCTGCTCCAGGGCGGCGTCGCGCTGGGCCGGATCCAGGCTCTGCTGATCGTCGCCGTCGGCACCCTCGGCGCGTACCGCCCGGTCGAAGGCATCCACGTCCAGCTTCCACCACCAGATCTGGCGCTTGAACTCGAACCAGCACTCCCGGCGCTCGGTGCGCTTGTAGAGGATCAGCGCCTTGGCCATGGCCGTGGGGGCTAGCAGCAGGTCGCCGTGGTAGCGGTAGGTGGCGTAGTGCTCGTCGGTCAGCTCGCCGCGCTGGTGGGCGTCGTTCCAGTCGTGCTTGCCGCTGCCGGGGATCTGCGCGGCTCGGCACTCCCAGCCCTCGGCGCGGGCGCGTTTCACGTGCTTGAGGGTGGCGTTCTGGCCGGCGCGGTTGCTGTCTAGCGCCCACACCAGGGTAGGGCGGGCGACGCCTTCGGCGTGGGCGGCATCGGCCAGTGCCTTGAGCGCATGCTCGGGGTAGTTGGCGCAGCTCATCGCCGAGACGGCGGCCTTGCCGTGGTGGTAGTGGGCGATGGCGTCGAAGATGCCCTCGACGATCCACACCTCGTCACCGGTGGCCAGGTCGGCGGTGGTCAGCGCCTTCGGCTGCCACCAGTAGCCCTTGTAGCCACCGACGAAGTTCGCCTTCTGCTTGCCGAAACGCTCGGGCCTGTCGAGCAGCCGCTCCCAGTAGGCGCCGCCGGGCAGGGCGAAGCGCACCGTGGCGGTGCCGCCGATGCCGGGTTTCCAGTAGCTCTCCTGGGTGTACCAGCCGCGGATACGCTCCAGGTCGAAGCCGCGGCCGTCGCGCAGATAGCCATCGGCCACCGGCGTGGCGCTCTCGGCGCGCTGCTCGGGCACGTCGTAGCGTTCCGTCCAGCTGGAGAACAGCTCCGGGAACAGCGACTTCACGTGCACCTGGCTGCCGCAGTTGTTCTCCCGCCCGCACTTGAGCATCCACGGCGCTTCGGCGGCGATGTAGGCCTCGCGCTTGCCGCAGTCCGGGCACAGCACCTTCTGCAGGTACTGGCCGCGTTCCTCGGCGCGGTAGTCGCGCTGCAAGCGCGCAAGAATGTCCTGGCGCAGCGATGGATTCACGCTGGGCCTCCTTTTACTCGTGAACGGGGAGGGTGTTGCGGGGCGACGGGCGCCGGGTCAGTGCTCGAGGACGACGGGGCGGCGCCGATCGCGATCGACGACCACGGCGCGATCGTCCTGGCGGGCCTGTTCGAGCACGCGCATCAGATCGGTGACGGTGAACACCACCGGGCGGCCGCCCTCGGTGCGCAGCACCACCACGTGCGAGGTGCAGGCATCGACATCGATGCGGGCGGTCTGGTTGGTGGCTTCCAGATCGGCGTAGGCCTGAATGGCCACCAACTCGGCGTTTTCCTCGGTCATCTCGTGGTCGACGACCAGGTGCTCGATGCAGTTGGCCAGGGCGTTGACCCGATTCTCCCAGCGGTCGCGGAACAGCCGCGCGGCGGCGATGTTGTGCGGGTCCTGGTGCTGGGCGATGGATGTCACGTTGTTCATGGCGATCTCCTTATCGTGGAATCAGTAGCTGCCGGCCAGCAGCTGCTCGCGCAGCAGGCGGCGAAGTTCCGGGTCGGCCGGAATCTGCACGTCCGGCTGCGGGTTCTGGCTGGGGGCCCGGGTGGTGACGAACTCGATCTGGATTTTTCCGCCCCAGCCGCATTCGGGATTCACACACTGGGCGTAGGCCCAGTAGAGAGCCGCGTTGGGACGGACGCTGGAGCGCGTGGCGACGCTCTCTCGGCAATGCGGGCAGGTGATCCTCACCGGTTTTCTCCTTTCACTTCGTAGAGCGCTCGACCGCGGCCGGTGAGCCCCTGGGCGCCTCGGCGGATGCGCCGGCGCAGCAGCCACTCGGCGGCCTGCTGTCGGGTTTCCAGGCCCTGCTGCTCGCGGGTGGCGTCGAGCACGGCCGTCATCTGCGGGTCGAGCTCCATGGGTTGTTCCGGCATGGGGAACCTCGAATGCACGGTGGATGTGGTGCTGGTCTCAGCCCGCGCTAGCGGCGACAGTGTCGGTGAGCGTGGCGAGGTCGATGCCCAGTACCTCCTGGGCCTCCTTCATCATCATCTGGCGCATCACCTCGGCCTTCGGGACGCCCAGGTAGTTGGCCAGCGCAGTGATCACGTCCTGCTCGTACTGGTCGAGGTAGACGGTGGCCTTGGAGCGAATGCGCTTTGGGTCCTGGTACATGGCGGAATTCCTTATGCGGCAGAACAGGACGGGAATGGGTCAGGAACGAGACGCCTGTTCGGTTTCGGCGTCGTACTGCTCGATGCCCTTGATCAGCAGCATCCGAGTCGTGCTGGACAGCGAGCGCATCTCCAGCTCGGCGATGTCCTCCAGCTTCTGGCGTTCCTGCGGGGTGATCTGGGTCATCACGTGGGCGGTGCAGCCGCGGGGAGAGCGGGACACCACGGGGCGAGGGCTGTTGTCGTCAGTGCTCATCGGGTAGGCTTCCCTAAGGTTGTCTAAGACTACGTTTTCAAGATTGGTGGAATATATACACCGTGTCAAGCGCAATGGTGGAAGAAATCCCCTCACGCCTGAGGGAAGAGCTGAATCGGCTTAACCTGTCGATGGCGGCTGCAGCCCGCAATGCCGGGGAGTCAAGCTCTCAGAGACTGAAGGATGTGCTGTCCGGAAGGCAGAAATGCCCAGTGGATTTACTCGCCCGTCTGGAATCTCTGGGGGTGGATATATTCTACGTTTTGACCGGGCGACTCCACGCGGAAACTGAGCCGGAGGCATCTGCTTTCCGTGTGGAAGATGGTTCGCCGGTTGGTTTGGGCAGCCAGACGCCGAGCGCCGACGCGGTGCCGGTGGCGATGTACGACATCGAGGCCGCCGCCGGGGCCGGCCGCAGCCTCGAGGCCGAGCCGATCAAGACCACGCTGTACTTCCCGCCGGAGCAGCTCTCGGCGCTGGGGCTTTCCCCGGGCCGGGTAGCCGGCGTGCAGGTACGCGGTGATTCGATGGAAGGCACCCTGGAGGATGGTGACTGGACGCTGGTCGACCTGGGCAACACCGACCCGCGTCAGGAAGGAGTGTTTCTGCTGCTGATCAGCGGCGAGCGGCGCATCAAGCGCGTGCAGCGCCTAGCCGGCGGTGCGCTCTACTTGATCAGCGATAACGAGCATTACCAGCCCGAGATGATCCCGCCCGAGCGTATGCGCGAGGTGGAGATCCTGGGGCGCTGCGAGGTGCGCATCGGGCGGATCTCATGAAGTAAAACCGAGCAGGGAGAATGCTGAATGAAGGTTAGTATCAATAAATTAAGCGTTGACATGGAAGTTAAGCAGCGCGGTGTTGAGTTTCGTGTTTACGATAATCAAGACAGTTTTCGTGGTGATATGTACGTGGTGAATACTGGTCTTATTTGGTGCAAAGGTAGAACAAAGAAGGAAAACGGCATCAAGGTGACCTGGGAAGAATTTATTGAGTTGATGGAGGAGTAACTGCTCCTAAATTAAGGCGGCAGAAGACCGTCACCAAAGCGCCCGGTAGGGCGCTATACGCAAGGAGAACAAGGATGAAAGCGATCAAGGTGGCGGCTAACGCGGCGGTACTCGGTACATGTTTGGTATCGATATCGGTCGGTGCTCAGCAGGTTCCCCGCTTCAACGTCGAGGCCCATTGCGAGCAGGTGGCCAGCATCAGCGGCGACTCCAGCAACATGCTGTACAACAGCTGCATCGACATAGAACAGACGGCCTACAGCGGGCTCAAGGGCCAGTGGTCGAGCCTGCCGGCCAATATCCAGAACCATTGTCGCGACGTGGCAAGCGTTACCGGACCGGGCAGCTACAGCCTGCTAGAAAGCTGTGTGGACATGGAAGTGTCCGCCGGCAACAACCGCAGCGAATTCAGCTTCGATTGAGGGCTTAGTTAGGTCATGAATAACTCATCTATTGAGCTCTTAGAGCCTGAGTCCGTAAGAAGCCTCCGTGGCAGAACTCCCGATGGTCGAATGGCTGAAACGTATGCCTGTGACATTTCATGGGAGAACGGCGTTCAGGGGCGAGGGTTTCTCAAGTGTTTTCCAGCTTCACGCAGCTTGGGTGTAGTCAATGAGCTGACTGGGTATCTCATTGCAAAGGCCTGCGATTTACCCGTGCCACAGCGGGCGGGTATTGTGCAATTGAATCAAGCCTTGGTTGATTCAATGGAGATTAAAAACTGTCCGGAGGGTGTGTATCGCTACGCGTTTGCAGTTAGCGAGTCCCCCGGGCGGTCTCCCAACTCTATTTACGCAGGTCTTCCCGAAGCATTGGCGGCTACCGCGACACGTGAGATTCTTCAGGGATGGCGTGGTCTTTCCCCTTTGATGGCATTCGACGATTGGGCGGCAAACCAAGACAGAAACCTGGGGAATTTCTTGATCGATGAAAAAGGTGAAATATTCGTCATTGATCACAGCAATATGCCGGTCGACATCTGCTGGACTGCTGATGCGCTCGCGCCAGAGGGTCGTTTTCGGAATATCTTGATTGAGATTATGACGTTAGGCGGCAATGTTCCCATTGAAGAAGGATTTGTAGTCAGAGCTGCAGAGCGCCACCCAGACGTCTATAATTCCATAAAGGATGAGCTGAGGGATTGGTGGCAAGCATTCCTTGGAAATGACCCATCGCGTAGGGCAGCGATTGAATCGTTCTTCCACAACCGGGCCGAAAACGGTTCTGATCGGCTAAGCCAAAAACTTTCGACTATGCCGGTGTGACTATGCTTAATATTGACGACATTTTCCGGGAGAAACAAAGTGCTGCCCCGTGCTTAGTCAAAGGGAAGTGGTACCGTGTTCAATGGACACCAGATCTTTCGGCTGGAGAAAGGCTGAATTTGGGTGTTGCTTTTCTGCCGCAACAAGGTACGCCGTACATTCAGACAATTGACGATTTTGGTCGTCTTCGCTGTCTTTATGATGACAGGGCAGAGTTTCATGCGAAGCTCGCTTGTCGGGTGGCAGAGATGATGATCGAGTCTGAGCCGAACCCAGAAAACTGGACCTCCCCACAACTTAGTGTTGTTGAAGGGGGATTTGCCCAAGGTGAAAGTGCTGAGGAGATCGTCGAGCGAATGATGGGGGACCTTGTTCCTCTCAGCGCTCCACGTGGCTATCGTTCTACCAGGCACTCTCCGATTACAAAAAAACGTGCGTACAGAAGGATAAACGACTCATTGGCTTTCAGGTTAGGTAATGAGTATCGTCGACATGTCCCTGAAGACCCTAAGGTCAAAACAGAGTTAGGTATCAATCTATTTTTGCCTTTTCGAAGGGAGCGCGATGGGCATGAAGCTGCCACAATTGTCTCAGCAGACTTCACTAAGCCTGAAAAAATTCAGGGTGAGCTTTACCTAGGTCATAGAGATGTGTCCGTGGCTACTACTGAAAAAGCCTTTCGGAATGGGACGATTTTCATTCTTCGTCCTGGTGGAAATATGAAAGATGCAGATTTGAGAGCAGCTGAAGAAGAGGTGAAGGATTTCTCTCTTTACTTAAAGAGTCTTCGTGTCCCTCATTTCCTAGGAAAAGATACGGATGAGTTGACCGATGCTATCAAAGAATGGTGCCTAGAAGTGGCTTAATAAGCCCGACAGTTGAGTCCCGCAGATGTGGGGCTTTTCTTATTCTAGGCATAGTGATCACTCTTTCTTTCAGGCTATGAGGGTAGGGTGAGTGGTGTAGAACATTCGTCACATCTGACGTCATACACCTGTGACGATGTTATCAGGTCCGCACTTTCGGCAGCTCGATCCACTGCGTCGTCCATCGCGGCGTGCGGTGTGCGCAGCGTAGGTGCCAGGCGGCGTTCTGGCGCGGCACGCCCAGGCGCACCGTTCCCTTGCCCATCTTCCCGTTGAGTTCGTCCAGGGCGGCCATCAGCTTGTGGTCGCGCTCGCGCTGTGCTTCTCGCTCGGGCGTGTCGAGCAGCGAGAGCTGCTCGCGGTTGGCGTCTACCAGGTCGAGCAGCATCACGCCGCCTTTCATGAAGCGATACCCACGGCGATAGATCGCCTGGAGCCCCTGCTGGGCGGCGGCCAGGATCAGGCGGCTGTCGTCGGTGGGCTTGGGCAGTTCGACGACGACGCTGGGTGAGTACTGGGGCAGGTCAGACCGGTGGCGGTTGGTCTTGAGGAAGACGAGCACTGCGCGGGCGTGGCTGTCCTGCTGGCGGAGCTTCTCGGCGCTGCGCTGGGCGTGCTGGCGGATGGCGTCCTGCAGGTCGCCCAGTTCGCCGGTCAGCCGGCCGAAGGAGCGCGAGGTCATGATGCGCTGGCGGGGCTCGCTGGCGTCGTTGAGCTCGATGCAGGGCGTGCCCTGGAGCTCGCGCACGGTGCGCTCGAGGGTGACAGAGAAGCGCCGGCGGATGGCCTTGGGGTCGGCCTGGCGGAGATCCCAGGCGGTCTCGATGCCCTGTATGGCCAGCCGCTCGACCAGCCGGCGGCCGACGCCCCAGACGTCGCCTAGGGTGGTGCGCTCGAGCCGGCGGCGGGTGTCGTCGCCGTCGGCGTTCATCACGCATACGCCCTGGAATTCGGGCAGCTTCTTGGCGGCTCGGTTGGCCAGCTTGGCCAGGGTGCGGGTGGGCGCGACGCCCACGCAGACGGGGATGCCGGTGAACTGGCGCACGTTGCGGTAGAGCGTGCGCGCGAGTGCCTGGGTGGCGGCGGCGTCGAAGCCTTCGAAGCTCACGAACATCTCGTCGATGGAGTAGGGCTCGACGCCCGCGGAGAACTCTTCGAGGACCTCGCGCACCCGGGCGCTCATGTCGCCGTAGAGCTCGTAGTTGGATGAGAGCAGGTGGATGCGGCCCTGGTTGACCCACTGCTGCAGCTCGAAGGCCGGGGTGCCCATCTCGACGCCCAGGGCCTTGAGTTCGTTGGAGCGAGCGATCACGCAGCCGTCGTTGTTGGACATCACGCCCACCGGCACGCCCTCGAGTCGCGGCTGGAAGACCCGTTCGCAGCTGACGTAGAAGTTGTTGCAGTCCACCAGCCCGATCATACGGGGTACTCGTGGATGACCGAGCGCACTACGCCCCACACCTGGCAGTCGAGGTTGGCGACCGGGATCGGCGCGTACTGGCTGTTGCCGGAGCACAGGTAGGGCCGCTTCCCGATCATCTCGTAGCGCTTCACGATCACCTCGCCGTCGACCAGGGCGACGACGATGTGCCCGGGGCGGGCGTCGATCGAGCGGTCCACCACCAGGGTGTCGCCGTCATGGATGCCGAAATCGACCATGCTGTCGCCGGTGACGGTCATGAAGAAGGTGGCGGCGGGGCGCTTCACCAGCCGCTCGTTGAGGTCGAGCGTGCGGCCGACGTAGTCCTCCGCAGGCGAGGGGAAGCCAGAGATGCCGGCGCGGATGGTGGCCAGCGGATGGGGCAGGGCGCGGTACGGCGGTGCCGGGTGCGGATGATGGATCTCGGGATCGCGCATGGCGGTGCCTCTTGTCAAAGACTGTTTGTTTATGGCTATGTTGGTATCTGTTGTTGGTCTGCGCCTATCGCCTTGCGAAACCACGCTTCCTCTGCTGGCTTCGCGATTTCAAACAACCGTCGCCATGCCAGGTAATTGGGTAAATACTCGGTCCCCACCCCATGAAAGCGCGTCATCCAGCCCTTCAATCGGCTCATATAGCTGTTTACGTTCTGAATGTGGTATTCCTTGCCAAGCACTCGCTGATTGTCGAGTGTGATCAGTCGATGATGAGCAATGCCATGGTCGGCAGAGAAGGTTTTATCCCGGCTTATTCATGAGGGCGTCCTGAAAACGAAGATGGCGAGTGGTTTTCTCTTGTAGAATCAAGATGTTCCTGCCAGAACACGATTCAAGAGGACCACTCGCCATGGGTGAAACCCTAACGACCTGGTCGCCCTCGTGCAACGGCTCTGTCCGTGTCGAGCTGAGCGGCCACCGCACCACCAGCGACAGCGGCGCTCTCCTGCTGCGTGAAACCCTCGACAACAGTGGCGTGATCGAGGCGCTCGAAGACAATCTGGTCGATCGACGCCACCCGCTGCGTATCCGCCACTCGTTGGCCAGTCAGCTGCGCACCTTGGTCATGCAGCGGGCGATG